TGGCGCAGGGGGCAGGGGGGAGGGGCATGTGCCCCCTGCCCTCGGTCACCGTCCGGTCACCATGCCCTCGACGTGCGGGGCGCCTTGAGGGGTGCCACGTCGCCGAGTTTCTTCTTTCCGCGGCGTGCGTTGCATGATCTGTGCGCTGGCTTGAGCTGCCCTGTCATGGAGCCGCCGTTGCCTACTGCGTCGAGGTGGTCAGCGGTGAACGCCATCGAATGCTTCCAGTCAAGGTCGAAGTTGAAGGGCTTCCCGCATAGGTGGCATGGCGCCCCGGTCTTGCGTGCCTGCCGCTTGAGGGCTTCACGCTTGGCCACGTATGCGCGATCGTTGCGGTACTGGGGGGGCATGGTTCACACCCCCTCCGGGGATTGCCTATGGGGTGGGGGTTAGTTTCGCGCTACCCTAGGGCACATGGAAGCCAAGGGTAAGAATGGTCAGGTCGTCTTTGACGGCGCCACTGTGACGATCAAGCGGGAGGGGTTGTCTGCACGTATGGGGCATGGTTCGGCTGAGCGTTCGTTCCCGGCGTCTCTGATCGCCGAGGTTGTGGTGAAGGGCTCGGGGCTCATGACGAACGGGCATGTGGTGTTCAAGTTGACGGGTGCGCCTGCTCAGGCCGTCCCTGATCTGTCGCATGAGAACTCGATCATCTTCACGAAGGCTCAGTGGCCGGCGTTCGCTCCCATCGTGGAAGCGGTGCGTGCGGCCCAGGTCGCCTAACCCGTACGCATGGTCACCAGTCACTAGGTTGCGGCTTATGCGTACACGTCTGCGCAACTGAGATGACGGGCCAGTGTCGCCCGCAAACGTCGCATACTCGGGGGTCAGTCACGATGCCCTCTCATCGTTCCGTGCGTCGTGCCTGTCTTTGCGTCGTGCTGCTCGTTTGCAGTCGCCGGTGACGCAATAGTCACAGCCGCCGTTCTTAGCTTCGGGGCAGTGTTTGGTGGAGCGTGGTCGTCCGCGTTGGTCACGGTTGCCTTTGCTCATGTGCGGCCTCCAATGCGTATGTGACGGCCCTATCACCGTCGTCATGGTTGACGGTGATAAGACCGGGTGCATGGGTATCAACCTGCATACCGATGTGCCTACGTGTTGACGGTTACAGCACGTCGAAGCTGTCGGCCGCGTAACCACCCAAGCCGCGCCCGTCTTCACCATCAGCTAACGTTTCCTCGTCGCTGATGTGCAGCCATGTCATCTGGTCTTGGTCCGTCGGGTCGGACCGTGATACACCGTGAAGCCATCCGGTCATTCGTTCGGGTTCTTCCCAACCGGGATAGAACAGGAACGAGACCCGGGAGCCGATGAACTTGTCAGCGTCGGTCACTGGATGGGTGATGGTGACTCCTTTGCTTGTCACAGCACTTCCCAGTCTGAGTACTTGCGCTTCAGGTGCGCCCCAATGAGGAAGGTCGTCGTGCCCTGAGTGCTGAACTTCCCAGTCGCGTCAGTGAATGACTTGGAGCCGGGGTCGTTCGTGCTGTTCTGAATGCGACTGTATGGCCCGAAGTCCTCAACGGATGCGGTGTGTCGGTGTGCGGTGGCCCATAGCTCAGTCTCGAACCGGCGAGTTGCTTGCAGCCATAGTGACTGCTTGGCAAGCCATGTGTCCTCAGCACTGCCGATCTTGTGGCCGTGAGCCATTGCGAGGTTCACACCGGAGAACGTGCCCGTGGTTATCATCTCGTCGCGCGGGATGATCCAGTCCATGTGACTGAGCGCCGAGTGCAGGTCGCATACGGTGTGCAGCGTGTCACCGATGAACCCGGTCGAGTTGTCTGAGTCGTCGGTGAGCGCTTTGCCGGCGACTCGCTGCCACTGTCCGTGGTTGCAGAGTGTCGCAGAGTAGGTGACCTGATCGAACATCGGGGCGAGTGCCTTGATGCCGGTCAGGTTCAGCTCGATGGCGAGGTTCAACTGGTCGCGCTGGTTGAGGTCGACGGAGTAGGTCTGTGATGTGTAGTGACCTGTGACGGCTTCGGTGTGGTCGCCCATGTTGGCGAGCAGGAGGCCGTCAACGTTGATGCCACGTTTGCGCATGGCCGTGATGCGGTCTGTTGTTGCCTGGAAGCTGTCAAGGATGCGCTGCGTGGTGCCCTTGGTGCCGTCACCTTCGCCCTTGCCGAGCTGCCAGTCAGCCCAGCCAACAAACATCGTCACGGGCGGCCCCATGCGGGGCGTGTTGTTCTGGGTGGGCTTCCACTTACGGAGGGAATCGGCAATTTCCCGAACGTCCACGAGCGCTTCAACCTTGCGAGTGAATCGTGCGGAGTATGAGAACAGGTTTACGACGTCGCGCGTGCCATCTTCCAGCGCCTTTGACTGCTGCCAGGTGGACATGCGCACGGTGTCGTCAACGATCTCGAAGATGTTGGGGTCGATCTGGAAGCGCTCAAATATGCGCGTCCAGTCGGTACCGATTTTCTCGGTCGTCTGAACGTCTTTGAATTCGCCGCCGTCTAGTGTTTCTTCGGCTTTCCCTGAGAGCACGGTTGCGGTGTCGGCGGGCTGTGCTTTGATGCTGAGCTTCTTGCGGTGATCTTTGACGGTTGAGTTGCCAATGCGCCACTTGGTAGCGATGGCGGGTGCGCGGAGGTCGGTGTTTCTCAGGTCGACCATGTAGAGAGCGTCATCTAGCAATGACAATGTGGCCCCTTGCAGTCAGTGACTCATTGAGTCGTACGTCTTGAGGAATGCGTGGGATGCCGCAATGGGTGCAGGGAGTCACCTTTCGCCCCCTGTATAGACCGGAGTCAGATGCTTAAGGTACGCCTCAACGACGGCCGAAGCCTTGAGGGAGCCACCTGGTCACGCCTGCACTCATTGCGAGTAATTGGGAAGGCCTACACGTCCGAAACGGTGCCGGTCTTGAGCAGCACGGCCTCTGTCTCATCCACCCAGTCACATGTGAGCTCGGTGATGATGCCGCGGTGTTCGGCCCAGTGATGGCAGCAAAAAAGGAGCGCCACGTCGAACATCGTTGCCCTCGCATACGCGCGTGATGGGCAGCAGTCGGAGCGTTCACCGGTCAGCGTGTACACACGTTCGGGAACTGGCGCGACTGGTGTGGGCGCGTCATCCATCGGGGGCAGTTTCGGGACCATTGCCATGACTTACTCCTTAGCGAGAGTGTGCCTGGGGATTTACTGCAAAGGGTGCAAGCAGCCCGAGGCAGTCCATAGACATCTCGGGCATAACGCTTCACCGGCATTAGTGCGGGCTACCTGCGTTGCTTGAAGTGCCCCGTTATGCCAGCACGGGGCCACGCTGCTCTATTCAGTTATCGCTCGTTTCTTGCCGCCGCAGAGCTCGCGGTGACGGCCCATTCGGTACAGGTTTGGGTGGCAAGTATGTGGTGGGCGGGCGATCACGGCGTTCGGCTTTTAGCCGCTGTCCCGTATCGCCCGCCTTCTCGTTTTTCCTGCCTGCCGGTGAGCCAACCGGGGGAGCAGTGGATGTGACCACTGACAGGACATCCCTAACCGCTGCACTCGCCCGATGATTGCCTGCGATTGGGCATACGTGGTGCTCGGGGTGGCGATTTGGGGAGTATTTGGGCATAAAAAAAGGGCCTCTCACCGAAGTGAAAGGCCCTTTCTCCATGATTTTAGGCATGGAATAACTGCGTGATGCAAGTATCCCACATTTTGGAACGTAGCGCAACTACCCCGGGCGCGTCATCCTGCTTCGGCTTCCTCAATCTCATATTGCAACTCGCGTGCACTCCACACCTTCGTGCACGCCCTGCATGTTCCGGTCGCGTTCCCGATCATGTCTTCATCGTCGGGACGGTACCGGATGACGAGCGGGCGGCTGAATCGCTCCCCTGTTGCCGCCTGCCACCATTCGACCGCAGAACAGCTTGGACATGCACCCGGCAGATCCTTTTCCCGCGGCGGGTCGAGCGCGTTGATGATCTGCGACTCCCACGCCTTCATCTGCGACACGTACATGCTTTCGACCTCGCCGCTGATCTGCCGCTCCGAGAACTTCACATACCAGCGTCTCAACGTGGATGTGGTGTTCTCTTTGTCGACGGTCACACCAGCCATGCGAGCCCAACCGGCGACCTGATCCGAGATCCGCATGAGTGTCTGCAACGCCAGGATGTTGACGGGTGCACGGGTTGCCGGGTCCGATGCGCCCGACGTGTTGCCGCCCATGCTTGCGTAAATGGCTTCGTTGAGGTCATCGAGCAACGGCGGCAACTCAACGGGGGAGACGCAGGTGATGCCGGCCTCGTTGGATTGCACGGTCTTGGAGTGGCGCGGTTTGGTGAGGCTGTCCACTGCTGAGAGCAGGTCGGTCATGCGTTCCCCCCTGAGATAAATATCGTTCGGGTCGGGTTGCCGCACGTATCGGGCTTCGGGCAAGGTATCCACCCATAACCTGGGACTATGCATTCGCTTACAGGCTTCGTCTTCATCCACCCCGCCGCAATCACAGCATCGGCAATGTGCAGGTCGAATGCCGTCACCTCGGCAACACGCACACGGTCACTTTCCTGCACCTCAATTGCCGTCGCGATGGTCAGGGCCAGTGACTCTCTCGGTGTGCTCATTCGTCTTCCTCCGCGCGTTCAGTAGTGCATGGCTCGCACTCGCACTCGTCGTCAGCGCTGTTATGGGTCCATTCGGTTAGCCCGATGCTCATTGCCCCGTTGCCGTATGGGTCTATCGTGATTTGCACGATTGACTCGCCGTCGAGGAACAACAGGTCAAGGTCGTGACCACGCCCGGGTCGGGTCTCTTCGCGGAAGATCGACCGCCATTCCCAGCGGTGCGGACTCCAGTCGCTGATCTCAACGCCGTACGTCTCGCGCGCCTCCGTGATCCGCTCGGCTATGGCGACCCTCTGACGCTCGGTCATCATGCTCATTCGTCTCTCCCGTCGTAGCTGTTCATTGCTTGCACTGGCTCACGTTCCGCAGCCCAAACCCGCACCCATGCACCATTTCCCGGCTCCGAGATGAACAGGTCATCGTGGCGGGTCATAGCCTCGTGCACATCGAGGGCCAGGAGTGCACCGGTTCGCGTGGTGTGCCGCTCCCGTTGCTGGCAGGTGTTGCAGAGGATGTCGATCATTGGGTTGCCTCCGGTGTTGTGGGCGACTCAGGGGTGATCACCGTGCATGCGGAACATGGCACCTTCGTCACTAATCCCAGCCGAACGGCGAAATCGCTACCCGGTGGCAGCGACGCCCAGAATGACCACGGGGCATGCTCATCATCCGATCCCGTGAATCCTTCGCCATCGCACTGGTGGCACTTGTTGGCACTCATTCGCCCACCCCATCCGGCATCGCCTTGACCGCGTAGAACTTGGACTGCTCGCGGAGATCCGTGGTGTGAGCGGCTGCATCCCGCTCGGCCTCGATCCTCCGCACGTACACCAGATCCTCGGCAGCTGTGAGCTTGAGATTTGTGATCAGCCTGTATGCAGCGTCACGCTCGGCCTCCACCCCCCGCACGACGTCGACCAGAAACTCAGTAGCCGTGAATGCCGCCTCCGCCTTTGCTGCGGCCGCTACAGCGGCGATACCGGCAGCGTGGGCATATTCCGGTATGGGGCAATCGAACGATGCGTCGTCGTAGATTGCCACGTAGTCGGGCGTTTCGTCTTTCGTTTTTGTCATTTCGTCCCTCTCGATGACATAAAAAAGGCCCCCTACCATCTGGCGGGTGCCGGTTGTCGTGCGTGGTGTGCTGCTAGTCGAATTCATCCCGAGTTGAGATCCACCAGGGTGTCCGGTGAATCGCCGCCTTCGTTAATTTGGATACCCCAAATTGGATTGCCTGCTCGTGCTCCCTCACTCGTCGGAAGTCCATCGTCGTGTAGTAGCCCCGTTCAGGGTCGCCGCCCGTCAGGTATGGCAAGCAGCGTGCATTGATTCCAGCGCGGATCTCTCGCGCCTGCTTCGTGGTCCTGATTCGGCGGCTCACTGCTCGCCATCCAGCGGAATAAACCGATACCGGATCGTCAAATGCTCGACCTTGCACGACCCGCAATACAGCAGCCCCGACTCACGCATTGCTGCGACCCGTGACGCACATTGCAGCGGCTTTACTCCGCAGCACGGCGACATTACGATGAACGCGGCAGGTTCGGATGCGACGTGACCAGATAGGCCGCGTGCGTGGTGTTGACCCTCACACTGCGGCGGGTTGTCGGCAGGGTTGAAATCGAGGTGGGTTAGATCCTCGATGATGGCCTGGGTTGTCATGGCCTAGAACGGGGTTTCGTCGGAGAAGTTGCCCGGCGCGTTCCACGTGTCGCTAGTTGCGGCGGGGGGAGGCACACGCCCACCCGATGATGCCCTGGTGAGTGATGCTGTGGCGTACTTGAGCGAGGGGCCGATCTCGTCAATCTCGAGCTCCATGCTCGTGCGCTTGTCGCCTTCCTTGGTCGTGTAGCTTTTCTGCACGAGTCGCCCCTGAGCGATGACTCTCGCGCCCTTAGTGAGCGACCCGGCGACGTGCTCAGCGAAGTCGCGCCATACGGATGCACGGAGGAACAGTGCGTCGCCGTCTTTCCATTCACTGCTTGCCTTGTCGAAGTTGCGGGGCGTGGATGCGATGGTGAAGTTGGCGACTGCGAGGCCGTTCTGCGTGTATCGCAGTTCCGGGTCGCTGGTCAGGTTGCCAATTACGGTGATTACAGTTTCGCCAGCCATGATATTTTCTCTTTTCGTTGTTGTTTTCGTGATTGACGGGAAGCCATGCGCGCCCGTCTAACGCGCTCAAATTGTTCGAGTGCCCACCTGTGCCCATTTACGGTGCTAAGGCGTCAGTCACCGGTACAGCGCCAACACGAGGCACGTCACGCACACTCGGCCATTGACGTGCGCTGGTGAACTGCACCGGGTGGAATCTCCTGTCGTGCGCCGCCATGATTGCCACGGTCGGTTTCTGCCCTGTTGCCACCGCCTCGAACACTGGGCAATCCCGGCACCCGATCGTGTAGTTGTCGTGCCCGTCGTTGATCGCTTTTGCCGTCATGCTGCCTGCTCCAATCGCTTGACCTCTGCCCGAATGACCAGAAGATTCTTCGCCGTCGTGTTGTCGTACTCGCGCGCCAACGTCACCGCAACACGCGGCACAAACCGTTCACGCTTCACCGCTGGAACATTCCGAGACGCAATAAACGCCGCAAAGTTCAGGTCCGACTCGTGCATCACAACACCCTCCCAACTGCGCCGACATCAGCCGGCGATCCGCCACCCTGCTCGAGCTCATCCCGAACAGCCGCAGCCCTACGCTCCAAATCCCGCAACGTCAGCAGGCCATCCTTGACCTCATCCGGTAGCGCCTGACGATCAGGCCAGCCCTTCGAGATCAGCCCGCGCGCCTTAGCCGACCGCACGTCGGCCTCGATCGCTGCCCGTGTGTTGCGCCCGCCATCAGCGACCGCGTTGAGGATGTGCCGGACACTGAACACTTCCTTTGCGATTGGCCCGGTGAAGTGACCGATGACCGCGGCCTGTGCTTCGTCGTAGTCGATGGCGCCGAGAACCAGGAACCATGCCTCGGTGGTCACCCTGTCGACGGTGATGAACCTGTCGAAGCCCGACGCGATGGTGAGGATCTGGCCGACCTGCGTTTTGTTCACTTCGCGTCCTCGCCAGCAGCAAAGATCCCCCACTGAACGCCGACGATCCCGAATGAGACCAAAAACACCGCCCACGCGGTATGCAGCGAGGGAACGTCAATGACAGATAGCGTCACGGCGATTACGAACATGGCAAACAACGTGATTCCGTGGACTACGAGCAATGCGATCATGCCGTGATTCCCTTCTGCATCATTTCTTCTTCGCGGGCCAGTTGCGCCACAAAGTCGAGGTTCTGTTCGGTGCGGGTCGGCTTGCGGTTACCCTCGGGCGCGGTCGGCAGTTCGTCCGTCCATCGCTCCTTGGTGATCCAGATACCCAGCGCCGGCGTGTACTGCTTCGACGTCGTGGCCGTGTAGGCGTCACCGAATCGGATGATGTGCTCGGCGAGGGTGTCGAGGTCGATGCGCTTGGATGCTGCCTTGAACTTCTCGAGGGCTACCTTGCGCTCTACCTTTTTGGGCCAGTGAGAATAGGCCGTGTCAAACACACTCTCCACGCTCGGACGAGCGTGTATGTTTCTCTCTGGTTCTTTTCTCTCTATTTCTCTCTGGTTCTCTTCTCTTAACGCTGAGCTCTGGTGAGGCTCGGCGTAACTCGCCGGAGTTTTCATGAGTACCGGTGAGGTTTCGAGAGCGCAGGCGGGGCACCGTGTTTTCCAGCGAGGGTCCGTTTTCTGGTGCCGAGCGAACTTCGGCATGAACAGGAATGTCTCTCCTTCGCCCTGTACGCGCTGAACTCGCCCGCAATCCATGAGCTCGGCGATCAGGTCAGTCGCGTTCACGTTGTCGCCAGGAAGCACCTTCAGACGCAGCCCGAGAGCATCATCGGGCAAGTGTCCCTTGTCGCAATACGCGAAATTCCACAGTCCGATGTAGAACAAACGTGCAAAAGCAGACACGCCGATCATGTTTCCGTCAGTCCAAAATTCCGGGGTGATTACCCTTCCTCTTGCCATGCGCCACCTCCTTTCCTTGTTGTGCGCGTGTCATGCTGCGGCCTCGGTGAAATCTGCGAGATAATAGCCGCGCTTGTCGTGGGCGTTCTTGCTCGCCTTGATGCCGAGTTCGTGGAAGAGGTAGCGTCCCATCCGCTGCGGCGTTAGACCCTTTCGATAGCAGCAAGATCGCCCCCATTTGTCAGGGTTGTGCCCCATGAGGCTTTCCACCAGATCCAGCGTGGAAATGAAGCACTCACCCGCAGGCCACACCTCGACAATCTCGGATTCGATACCATCTATCTCACGGTGCCCGCAGTTCGCGTGATTCATGCTGCGGCCTTCCTTGCGTGGTGGTATTCCTTGCGAGCGAGTGCCGCGGCCTGGTTGCACGTGAACTCGCTAGGGCAGTCATCGCGGCACTTGTACGACTTGTACCCGGACGCGGTGCCGTGCTTGGCCTTGGGTCGCGGCTTCGGTTCCTTCTTCGGCGCCTTAGCAACCTTGGGTTTCGCGCGGCTTGCTCGTGTGGCTGCCTGCGATCGTGACTCAGCAACAAGACGCGGCGCTTTGGGCACGATGAACTTGGCGCGCGCATCCGTTGCGGTGCCGGCGTCGACCTGCTGGATGTACTCCCAATCGCCCTGATAGCGCATGTGTGCTTCTGTACAGGTCATGCGTCCGGTGCGGTGATTGTCGCAGGCACCGGACCCGCGGCATCCGTCGTCGTATCCTTGGGGTGTTCCGTGTGCGCTCATTTTGTGGGCCTGGCTTTCGTGGCGAATTGGAGTAGGCGAGATGCGAGGTTGGTGGCTTCTCGCGGGGTGAGTGTTGCGGCCTCGACGGTGAAGGTGTCAGGGGTCATCGGCGTCACCACGCAATTTCTGCGGGCGACTTGGGGGAAGCGCGGGGAACCTCGTACCGCGTTCCATCCGGGCGAGTCCACTCCCTTCGCCAGTATTCCTTCGCCCTGAGTTCGGTGACCGTGCGCGGCTCCCAGTCACTGAACGTGTCCATATTGTGAGCGCCATCGGCGTTCTCGATCTCCCACAACTTCACGGCCAATGAGCACTGCTCACACTCTGCGTAGGTGCTGAACTCGTCGTCCCATTTACCGGTCCACCGTGTGTATTTTTCTCCCTTAGCAATGACCCGCGCGCAAGATTCGCAACAGTGCACTTTGCGCGCTACCGGATGCTCAGTGCGCCCTAGATCAGCACTCATCACTGCATCCCCTTGAATACGAGCAGGAACACGCGCCGCACCTTTTCGAGCCAGCCGATGTCTTGCATGGCGTGTGACATGTGGCGCGGGTTGCGGCTCATGCTGCGTCTCCTTCTGTCTGCTCGGGTGCTGCGGTTACCTTGAGTGCTGCACCGCGATCACCAAATGCGGCTTGGAGCTCGTCGGTGTATGCGCCTGGTGTGGCGCGCATTTCGGCATAGAGGACGGAGAGTGCCGCGGTGTCGGTGACGGCATCCATCTCGGCCTGCCAGTCGCGTACAACATCCTGTACAAGTGCGGCGAGGGGCTTGACGGTGAAGTTGTTCTTCCTGCCGCGGGTCTTCGTGAGTGGCATGGTGAACGCCTTGGGGATGTCGCTAAGGTGACTGATCTCGATGCCGCCTGTTTTGTCGCGTCCGAACATGATCTCGGGGTTATTGAAGATGGTGAGTCTCTTGCCGTGGTAAGCCTCGGTCTTCCCGCCCCATGCCTTCACGATGACGCGGCGCATAGATTTTGAGGGGCGGTAAGCGCGTCCGGGGTATTCGATGAGGTGGAAGTCGAACGGCTGCTCTGCTGCACCTTCCGTGACTTCGCTGATGGTGACCGTCACGGGGCCGGTCAGGAGGTCGTCGGCGTTGATCTGGTCGGAGCGTGGGGCGATGCTGGCGGTCATGTCCATGGTTAGGATTCCTTCTGTATGCGTTCGAGGGCTTCGAGCCGCTTCTTGATGTCTGCGAAATCTGCGCGTGTGGGATTCGGTAGCGGCTTCGAGTCGTTCGCCAGAGAGAGGAACTTCCCGAGTTCGCGATGCAGTCCGCGCGCTCCGTTTGGGGCGAGCTTGATGCGCTCACCGGTGGCGTCTCTGATCAGAACGAAATCGTCTTCGTCTAGCGCGATGCTTTCGATCCGGCCAATGAATGTCTCGCTCATAGTCCGAACCTCCGGTGCGCAGTAGCGACGTGCTCACAGCAGCGTGCCCATGTCGCGTATCGGGCCACGCGCTTATTCGCGTAGTAGAGCGACCAGCCCTGGTGCGAGTAGGTCCATCCGTTAAGCCAGATGCGATCTTTCTTGATTCGCCATTTGCTCATATCCCCATCTCCATTTCTTCGTCGTGGTCGATCCGTGGCGCGATCGGTGCGCCGTCCGTTGCTGCTGTGTACCGGGAGATCATGTTGGTTGCGTCGAACTCGAACTGGTTGAGCGCGTCGAGGATGACGGCCTGCCATGCGGGGTCGGCGTGCACGCGGATAACGTGCAGCGGCCATCCACCCGAGTAGGAGACGTAATCCCACCACTGCCTGTCGAGCACGAGCAGGCATGTCTGGATCTGCGCCATGTTCTCGGCGGGTACCTTGTCGGTCAGGATCGTTCTCAGGTGCACCTTGGCTTTGCGGGACTTGATCTCAATCCCACCAACCTCTCCCACCAGGCCATCGGGACTCGCCCCCAACTTGTGCCCGTTGAATGTGCGAACAGCAAACCCGATCTCGGTTACTGGTGCGTGCTGCTCGGAGTAGAGATCCCGTGCATACGGCTCGTCGTCCGTGCCGCGCTGCATGTCGAAGTTGGGGTGGACGTACTCCACGAACCCGGTGATGCGTTCGGCGACCAGCGTTTCGACCACGCCGCGTGAGGTGTCGTTCGAGGCGACCTTGAGCGATGGGGTTACGAGCTTGCCGACCATTGAGGCGGTGAGCATTCCAGCGCGTGCGTCTAGCCACTGGTCGCTTCCCTGCTCCAAGCTCTCGTAGATAACCAGGCTCATGCGGCTGTTCCAATCTCGGTAATGGTGAATTCGAAGCATGCGAGCTTCTGCCGTTTGGGCACGAAGCGAATCTCGGGCATCATCTTCACCATGAATTCGCGGGTGTCATCCTCGACAACTTCGGCGTCTACCAGCCCGTCACATAGCGCTTTGAGGACTGGCACCACGTTCTCTTCGTCGCGGCGGTGCTTCGTGTTGACCCACCAGATGAGGTCAACGCGACACCGGCCCAAGTCGGGGATGTTTCGTGCCAGGGAGTGCATGAGCGAGCGGATCTCTTTTGTGATGTTCGCGGCCTGCATGCGGTGCATCCGGTAGTTCATGGACAGGGGCGCCTTCTCCCATGCGAAGGTGAACGTCGTGTTGAACGGCGACTCGGGGATGTCGTACGTCGCCGGTGCAAGTCCGTCGAACGATCCGAGGCTCATGATCCAGCCACCGTGCGGTTGATGCCGGACAGGTCTTGGGCCATCGAGAAGGTGAGTTCGCTGTGTTCGGTCTGCGCTTTCACGGCTTCGATGAGGGCGAACGTGGCCTCGACCTGCGCGATGGCGAGGTTCTCCATTTTGAGTTCGTGGCTGTGAATGTGTCGGCCTATTTCGAGCCGTTCTTCAGCCAGTGCTCTGTGATCCGTCATTTCGTCACGTCCTTTTCGTCGTTCCAAGTTGCGGGGCCATCCGAGAAGATGACGGGCGGGATGATGGGGTTGTAGGCGGGGTAGGCGTAGGTCATTTGGTCACGCCGTACTTGGCTTCGATCGCATCGAACTTTCCCCAGAACGTCGGGTCGTCCGTCCAGTAGAGAGTGCGCACCTCGGCGAGCACTGCGGCGGCAACTTCTGCCTCGGGGCGGATGCGTGTGTATGGCGCCCACTGCTCACGGAGCGTCACGCTGTCGTCTACCTCCCACGGGTCGCCGTCCCTGTCGAAGTACCAGCCCGGTTCGGTTGGCAGCACCACGGGGCGCTCGATGAGTTCGTAGGTGCGCTCATCGTCTGCAACTGCCGTGTAGGCACAGAGTGTCGTGTACTCCTCGATGACGCGAATTCGGTCGCCCTTGCGGATGTCTTCCCGCTTGATCGGGGCGCTCATGCCTGCACCAGCCCGGCGAGGTCGTCAATGCATCGCACCTCGTAAACGGGTTCCTCGCGCTCGGGCTTGGCTTCCTCAGCGCGTACGATGCGAGTGCCGACCTGCACGAGTTCGCATGAACCTGCGCCGGTGTAGAAGCGGTAGGTGAGGCCGGTTGTCGTGGTTCCTCGCAGGTAGATCAGGCCGTCGCTGCGCTCAAGGTTGAGGCTTGGCAGCGTGTCCAGTAGGCGAATCGCGGCGCGCTCTGCATCGTTGCCGCCTTCCCCGTCGCGTCGGTCATGGGCGCTGCACTGAAGGTGCACGTCGGGGTCATATTTGCTTCCGTCATCGAGTCGCATGGAGTCGACGCTCACCCCCGCGTCCTTGGCGATCTTGTTGAGACGGTCGGCGAGCAGATACTTCGCGTACAGGTTCGTGATGGTCATGTTGTTCACCTTTCGAGGTGGCATTTGTGGAAGATGAGGCTGCACACGCTGAGGATCGCCGCGAGTGATGCGACGCCCCAGAGTGCGGGTGAGATGAAGGCGCCGACGATGACGCCGGCGAGTGCGAGGATGAGGCAGGCGGCGAGGATGGCGTTTGTGTAGGGGGTCATACTGGAACCTCCCAAGGCCATCCGGGGGAATACGAGGTCCACGGTTCGTGCTTCATCGCTTCGGGCCAGAGGGTGATGTTTTCCCGCCACCATTCGAGTTGTTCCTGATCGCAGCAGATCGGCATTCCCTCGGGTTCGCCGGGTTTCGCGTCCTTTGCCGTTACGTGCCCGTCTGCCCATTCGTTGTCGCAGTGTTCGCATTCGGTGGTGGTTTCCCAAGCAGCTTCTACTGAGGAAAGCCCGTCGACGTGGCGGCGGATACTAATGGCTGCTTCTTGCGCCTGCCCGATGAGCATTGACTCGACTTGCTTGGGCGTCTTGTGGTCGGTCTCCCAGCGGCTTGGCTGCTCGACTTCCACAATTACCCGAATGTTGCGCCTGCGGATTGCCTTGCTCATTCGCTTGCTCCGATCTGGTCCCAAGTTGTGTGGTTGACGTGTCCGTTGCCGCATGTGAATACGGCGGTGTTGTCGCTGTCCACGTACACGTCAACGTCGCCGTCCCATTCGCAGGTGAGGTCGAACGATCCGAAGTATTCGTGCGGGCGTGTGCAGTACGTGTTGACCGTGTATCTGACGACTGCCTCGCCTGACGTGGCCATTAGTCGACTTCCTCAACGTGCATGTGCTTCTCGCCGACCCGCTTCACGAGGGCGTCGAAGCGGTCGGCGGCGTCCATTGCGTCCGTCCCGACCTCGATGTTCCGCAGCGCGTACCCACAGATGCAGGTGGCTGAGTAAATGCCCTCGTCATCGGTCGTGATGACTGCAATCCCGATCTCTATCGCGCGGGAAAGCTGCGGGGCGTTCATGCTGCGACCATCCATCCGCGCCACGTCTGCAACTCCATTGCCGAGTCGCTGGCACTCGGCCCGCGCTTGTCGTCGTGGAGCGTCTTCGCTCTGATCTCCCAGGTGCCGATGTACGTGATCTCGATGACCACTCGGTTCCACTTGGTGACGCTGATGAGCTGCGTGCCCACCTTCAGGTTGTTGGTGCGGCATGTTGCGGCTGAGGTGCTTTCTATCTTGATCATGAGCAGGGTTCCATTTCATGTTCGGTGGTGAGTCGAAGTGCGAGGGATGCTGCGGCAGTCATTGCCGTGTATGCCGCAGAGTTTCCAGCGGCGTGATCGAGCCCAGCGAGTCGCATGAGTTCGGTGTGAATGTCGCGGCCTGCCTCACTGCGGGCTGCGGCTGCGGTGCTTCTGCGGCTCACAAGGCAGCCCACCAAATGAGGGCGCTACCAACACCGACCCACGTCGCCAGGCTGCCGGCGAGGATGAGTGCCCACACGAGGCTGGCGTGCTGCATGGGTTCGGGTGGCGCTTCGTCGGTGATGTCTATGGCCCCGCGGTATCTGTCGGGTGCTTGGTGGGTGCTTCGGCGCCCCTTGTTGAGGCGGTCTTCGTTTAGGGTTGGCATGGTGACTCTCCAATCGGTTGGTGTGTTGCTCGGCCCCCTGTTTGCGCAGGGGGCATTTCTGCGAATTGCGCTCTAGTTGAGCGAGTTGCCGAGGCGGTCCATGCTGGCCATGTCAACGCGGATGAGTCGCGGCCCGAATCGCTTGGCGTCAAGGCGGCCTTCAGTGATCCAGCGCCTTATTGTCTTGGTGCTGCACTGAAGCTGCTCGGCTGCGTCCTTGATGGTGACCCACTGGATCTCTTCCTTGCTGTTATTCCGTACTGACATTTCGTGCTCCCTCTATAGGTATTTGGTTGTTGGTTGAGTGCGACGCCGGGACTGTTCACCCGGTCACTCCTATGACGGACGCGCCGCTGAATGGGTTATGGGCCATTCCCCTGTGGTGCTGAGTTAGCGGCGTAGGCGGTTGTTCTTGAAGAAGTCGCTGTCGAAGCCCTTGTCGAAGTCGGCCCTGACTGCCTTGATGTGCCGGGCGGCGACTGCGGCAACCACAATCCAGATGACGAGCCCTACACTCACGAGTGCAACCGCTGCCCAGATGACGAACCAGATGATTGCGTTCCAGTCGATTTCCATTTATTACTCCCTCTGTTGGTGAGTGGACGGGGCAGGATTCGAACCTGCACGCGAAGGGATTACCCCCGGGCTCACCTGTTGAGCCACCCGCCCATGTGCGGCCTGTCACGCCGCGTCTCCCCGCTAAGCAGGGGCGTCATACCATCCGTGCAGCTCCCTAGCTGTCGGTGTGGCTCACTGTGTAGTTTTCAAAGGTCGTGCGGGCTCGCCCTCTGTCGAAGCAGGACCGCCAAGTGGTGCAGGTGCCGGCTTTGTGACACGCCAGCGGATTGCCACCCAGTGGGCGGCGAGAATATGAGGCGCTAAAGGTGCGCCTGGGTGCTACTTAGGCAGCGGCTTGTCGACTGGCAAGCTGTCGGCCCACTCGACCAGATCGGAGTGAGTCACGATCGGGGTGGAGTTCGGGTAGCGGCGTGTGATGTCTCCGCTGGCGAGGTGCCGGCGAAAGGCTTCGATGCCCATTCCTACTGCTCGGGCCGCGTCGGGTATTGAGTACGCGATCGGTGCCGGCGAGGATGGGGGCAAGGCGCTCATGCTGCGACCGCAATCGGGGCAACGGGGAGATCGCTCATCCACTCGGTGACCATGAACTCGGCGTCAGATGCAGAGTCGGTCAAGTGCTGGCTGATCCGGATTAGCTGCCAGACCTTGAATTCTCCCTTGCCGGCCAGCAGGCGGTGCAGGGTGGAGCGTTTGATGCCAGTTGTGTTTGAGAGGTGGAGTTTCGCAACTCCTTCTCTTCTTCTGGCGGCTTCGACTCGCTGTGCGAGTGCTGCTGAGTTAGTGACCATATCTGAACATTAGTGCCAAAGTTGGAACTATGCAAGACCAGATACACCCCACTTTGAGTGTCAGACAAAATTCATGCAGCGGTACTATGATGCCAATGTGGACACTATGAGCGACGGCCCCAAGGATATTTACAACGCGGCACTAGCCGAGATCCTGCGCGCCCGCAAAAACGAAAAGCGCCTCACCTTCGATGAACTATCAGAAGCATCCGGCATCAAGCTCCGAACGCTCAAGCGACTCATCAACGGTGAGGCAGAGCTTTCCTTCGATCAGATGGTGGCACTCGGCATATCGCTAGACCTCGACGTGCCGGCGATCATTCACGATGCGATCGTGGCGGCCGAGAAAACCTCGTCGCAGTCGCCGCCGCAATCCTTCACTAGCTGAATCGCTGCACCCACGGGAACGTCCCCAGGGCGCACGCCGTTGAGAAGCGGGCACAACTCGCCCTCGACCCCTACCGCTGCCTTGATTCTCGCCACAACTGCTATTGCGTACCGCGTGCGCATACATTTCCCCTTGCTGCATACCGAGTATTTCTCGACCGATGGGTAAACCATATGTCTACCCTCCGACATTGCCGTTAGGCGCGTCCAATTCGCTACAAGCTGCCGGTATGTTTGCGGGTGGCTGGTCACGACTCCGAGAGCGGCATGAGCGCAGAGATCGCGGTAAGTGCAATCCCAAGCTGCTTGCGGTCCACGGTCATGTACGAACGCGACACCGCAAACGACGAGTGACCAAGAATGCTGGTCACGATCGTCTCGGGCACGTTCGCGGCGAGTAGCAACGATGCGGTCGTGTGGCGTGCGGCGTGGAGTGGCACACTGTCGATGCCGGCGCGTGCGAGTACCGCGTGCCATGCGAGATTATCCCGTGACGGGTCGATAGGTGACCCGTCAAGAGGTTGAGCCACGCGAACCGTCCCCTTTGCTCCACCCTTGTTGAACTTGGGGTCAGCGGTCCACACAAGGCCGTACGGGTTAGGTTCTGTGGCTGCAACGGCAATGCGCCGTTCGATGATCGTCTTGAGCGGTTCGACTAGCGGGATGATTCGCCAGCCAGCCGCAGACTTCGGGCGCGTGAGACACAGGCCGCTTGTGCCGAGTCGCCGATATTCCCAGTCGGCGGGGTGCGTGATCTTCTGCTTCGGGCAGTCGGTGCCGCGCTTGCGTCCACACGTTCCGCCGCATCCGTGCTCCCATGTGATGCGCTGCAACTGCCAGGAGAGGTCGAGCACGTCGGTAACGCGGTCGAGCTCGAGCCCGATCACTTCACCTTGTCGCGCGCCGGTGAGTAGCGCCGTTGCCCAGCGTGACCCCATGCGGTCGCGTGAGACGCTATCAAGCACTTTCACGCCGTCAACGGCTGTGAGTACGGCGAGGTTCGCTGCGGCCTTACGTGGGGCATCAGCGAGCATTGCCGGGTTCTTCGTGATGCGTCCTTCACGTTCGGCGTAGGTCAGCGCGACTCGTAGCATCCGGTACGTGTTGTTCGCCGTGGTCGATGACAGGAAGCCCTTGGACGGGTCGGCGGGATCTTTCGGCTTCGACGTGATGTAGTCGGCAACCCGGTAGATGTGCGCCGCGGTCAACTTGTCGAGGCGGATCTTGCCAATGCTCGGGATGACGTAATTGTTTATCTGGCTGCGGTATGCCGATGCCGTGCGGGGTGCGATCTTCTTCAACGAGATCGCGTTGAACCACAGATTCATCCACGTTGCCACGGTCACGCTCGCCGTTGACAGGTCGCCGTTCTTGAGCAGGTCGCGCTTGGCTTCCTTGAGCTTGAGTTTCAACGCGCCCTCAGTCTTCGCCACGAAATACTTACGGCGCCGTGAACCATCGGGGGATGGCAGCTCGAGGGCAACACGCCACATGCCATCTGCGCGCCGGTACGGCTTCGGCTCGCCAGTTGCGCGGCGCTTCTGCGGGGTGGTGTCGGTCACGGGGTCGCTCCATCAATTGCGAGTGCGGCGCGGGTGGTCAATGTGCCGTGTTGCAGGTACTCCCTCCGCACCACTATCAGCGCTTCTAGTGCTGTGCCATGTGCGGCCTCGGCTGCTTCGATTGCAGCTATAAGGCGGTTGAGCAGGTAGGCATCCGACCCGCTCGAGTATTTCTCGGCACGCAGCCGCGCTATTGCAATCAGGTCCTGCACGTCCTCACTCATTTCGTCCCTTTCCCCGCGCTCAATGATGCGCTCGACTGCATTGGCTTGGCGTTCGGCGTCGGTGGTCATGAGGATGCCCCTTCCCTGTCTCCGAAGCCAGCGGCAATGAGCAGGTCGGTGAGGTAGGCGACGTGATCCCCGCCACTGTCCGGCCCGCCGTCCGTGAACGATGGGTCTTCATCAATGACTGCACGCAGGAACCCAAGTAGCCGCGCACGCCCGATCGCCCCTGCACCCTCGGCGGTCACTTCAGCCAGTGCGGCGTCACGTTCGGCGGTGATCTGCTTGAGCTTGGCGACGAGTGGCAGCACTACGGATGCGCCGTACATATCCTGCGGGGCACCATACATGCCCGCGTGCCACGTTGGTCGCAGTGCCTCAGTCGTCTCGCTCATGCGCTCGCTCGTCGTAGTGCCGGCCATCTGTCCAGTGCTTCCGTATGCCCGTATATCCGCAAGCCGGGCGCACATCTCATTGATGCGGGCCTGTATGGCGATCAGTTGCTCGTGCGTCATTTCGTCCTCGTCGTTTGCCATGCCACCATCCTACCAAGTTACTACCTCCTAAGGTACCCCCTAACCTATGGGTTCATATGGGCGCATGTGGGATTGAGAACCGCGTAAACACGCGGTTTTTCAGTGAGTGACTACCCCCAAAAGCTTTAACCAGCGAGCTTCTAATCCGCTTGTCGTAGGTTCGATTCCTACCGGGGGCACCATGTAAACACTGGGATGCAAGGGTATCGGCCCCCTAGCCAAAACCCCCTAGTACCTCCTAAAGGTCCCCCTAACGTAAAAAAGCACAGGAAGGCAACGCAAAAACCCTCGCTCCCAAAGCACGGCGATGTGGCGGTAGGCGCTAGTCGACTAGCCCCCGCGCTCGTGCGCGCGCGACAATCCGCGTCGCCGTGCTTTGGCTCACGTTCAAGTAGCGGCCAACGGTTTTCAGGGGGTGCCCGCTTATGATGCGAGCGAGGACGTAGATGCGGGCGGCGGTGACGTCGACGTCACTGGGCGTGGTGTTCTCTAAATCCGACAGATACTCCGCGGCACGCTTCCATTCGCCGTTATCGGATCGGATTTGGGCCATATGCATTCCCGCAGTGCGCAAGTACTCCTCGACCCTGACCGAACGCATCTTCACGCCTGTAACCTCAGCGGCGCGCCCTGTCCGGGTTACCTGCACGCTGTCAGCCACGAGGCGTTTCATGTCTTCGTCGTAAACTACTTTCATACTGATCTTGCCGACTGATTCATCAAAGAATTCAGCAACTCCACCCGAGTCGCTGGCGGGAACGCGCACACCTGCTCCACACTCGATATACCGGATCGTGTCCTTGTCCATGTCTCATCCCTTTTTGTCGTCGTGCGTCTTATGGCGCCCCCGCTCACTGGGAACGGGGGCGATGGGGGCCCGTCAGGCGCGTGTGAGCCATCGCAGCAGAGGTCGCGCAAATGGTCGGTACACCGCGAGTACGAGAAGTCGCAGTGCTGCGAGGTTGAGCATCTGCCCTGTGTGGTAGAGGGTGCCCGGGTAGTGGTCAGCGAACATCCATTCCGAACTGCGCTTCTTCCTCATGCGCTCGCCTCGTTCGTCCCTTTCCCCGCGCTCAATAATGCGCTCGACTGCATTGGCTTGGCGTTCGGCGTCGGTGGTCATGAGGTGGCCTGCGCCAGCATGCGCAATGCCTCTACCTTGCGTATCGCGATTAGGAGTTCAGCGGCGTCACGTTCAGCGGCGATTACAAGGGTCTCGCCTCGGTTTGGCGAGCCGTCCTCGTTGTAGTTCTCCATGGCCATGTGCTCGTTTATGCAGGAGCGTTGACCAATGGCCCATGCCAGCATCTCCGACTCCGCTTCGGCCAGCAGTGACCGCACTTTGATGGATTCAACATTGCTCATTTCGTCCCTTTCTTCACGTAGCGTTCAATCATTTTGCGGATCTCTTCGGATGGGATCTCGTCACGGGCGTCTGCGGTGGCCTGGAACGCGGACCAGAGGGCGTCAGAGACGCGGATGGTTCGGGGGCGCTTGGTTGGGTGGGTCATGCGCTACCCACCGTCACTGCAATCGAGTAGTAGAGGGCTGCGAACAGAAGAACGATCACTGTGGGGATGTACCACCGGTAGCAGTCGAATGTGTCGATTAGCCATCGAGAGAACAAGAGAAACAGGAAGGCCACACCCAGCGTGGCCAAGGTCAGGAGTATCCAAATCATCGGCCGCTCTCTTCCGGTGCACGGGGAGCTCGGATTCCCGCGAGGGCCGCGAGTGCATCGTCACGTTCGGCTTCCATTTTCCGCAGGTACACGAGATCCATGTCGACGGTCGTCTGCAAGTTGTCACGTTCAGCCTCGGTCTTCGCTAGCAAGTCGTAAACCTGATCGCGCTCCCGAACCATGAGCACGAAATACGTTTCGAGCTTGTTGGCGAAGAACCCCTTCTTCTTTTGGCTCCACGCGAACCTAAGCCCGTCAATGCAGTCAAGGTGAGTGTGAATCTTGCCCGGCTTCGTGTCGTTTGTCATGCCCACATTCTACCAGAACGTATTACATACCGCCATACACAACACAAGGAACTTCCCACCTCATGTGGGGAATAACCCACACCATCCAATGTGGGCCATTCCCCAACCCGCCCCCTATTTTTGGGCGCGCCAATACGGACTAACCGCACCCGCCTCAGCATCGTGCCCCTCGTGCCACGCTTCATCCTTCACCGCGTGCAATTCCGCCAGTGTGCCCGGTAATCGTTCACCGGCTATCAGCGCCTCTAGCTTGGCTTCTGCGACGCGTTTGTCTCGACTGCCGACCGTTCGCCGCTTACGTGTCCCGGTGTCGTCAGTCACGCTCACAGCGCCGACCCAGTAGCCGTCACGGACCTCGTACACGGACCCTTGCCCTTTTGCGCGCGGGTTCAACGTGTCGCCTTGTCGAGGGTCTGCGCAGGAGTGTGTTGTTCTCGTGCGCAGACCGCTCGCGTGGTCATGCTTGTTGTCAATTGGCTCTCCTCAATGTTCTCTCCTTCTTCCGTGCGACATCCACTGTGCTCCTGAGATAATCCCTGAAGCCTCGGGTCTTCTGCCGACAGAACCGCGACGAATCGAGGTAGAGTTCATGGTGTGTCCTTCCTTGTCTAGCGCCTGGATGGATTCGGGCCAGTGGGAGTGCATTCCTGCTGGCCTTCTTTGTGTTGCTGGTTTCAATATACACGTGTGTAGCCATGTGTATAGCCATGCGCGGCACCCAAGAAGGGGGTAGACGGAAAATGGCCGGTCAATGGGCACAAAAAAAGAAGCCCCAACCTCCGCACCAGTGAAGGTTTGGAAGTTGGGGCTAGTTAGTTATGCGGCAAACTGGGCGAGATAGACGGACGTTTGATCTGGCGTGTCAGGTTGAGGTTCGGGGCATGGGAGGATCAACGCATGAAGATAGCTGTGTGTGGACCGTCCGAACCCGATGCATTCGCTGACAATGTGGCAGACACATTGCGAAGGATGGGGCACGACGTGCACTCGTTAGGCGCGGCGCGACCGCCTATGCGCGTCCGGCAGCTGTCAAACTTGGTGGAGTTGCTCGCAGACAACCGGCGAGCGATAGATAAGTTCCGTCAGCGACGAATGGTCAAACGAGTGCAAGAGATCCGGCCCGACATTCTCCTGACAATTGACAGGCGGCTGCACCCGACCGTCATCAAAGCCGCCCACCAGGTCGGCGCAAAGGTGGCCCTTTGGTTCCCAGACCACACCGGCACAATGGCAAACCATGACATGTTCGTAGCTGGGTACGATCGCATCTACCTGAAAAACCCGGTGCTCGTGGACCAGCTCAGGGACGTACAGGGGCTTCCGGTGCGATACATGCCGGAAGCGGCGAACTCGTCATGGCATCGCTCGATTCTTCCCTATGGGGCCGAGCGGGCCGTTGTGGTCGCTGGGAATATCCATCCCACCAGGGCTCTACTTCTTGACAGGCTGGTAGGCGATGGAATCCCCGTGCGTATCTACGGCGCGGCGCTGCCATCGTGGATTGACTTCCCTCGGCTCCGCGAAGCGCACACTGGCGAGTACATTGCACGCCAACGGAAGGCTGACGTATTCCGGTCCGCCGTGGCAGTGCTGAACAACCTGCACCCGGCTGAGGACGCCGGTATGAACTGTCGACTATTTGAGGCTGCCGCGTCGGGGGCGGTTGTCGTCACGGAGGAACGCGTGGGGCTCCGTGACTTGTTCGCACCGGGTGAAGAAGTGCTCACCTTCGATACCTACGACGGGCTCGTCACCACGCTTCGCGGCCTGCTCGGTGACAGCGCAGTGGGACTCCCGGTGGCCGACGCCGCCGCGTCACGAGCCCACCGGGAGCACACCTACGAGCATCGCCTCACATCAATACTGGACGACCTCACCACGAGCTGATTTGCGCGGTTCGGCTACGTCATGGCGATGGTCGCTGTTACGACCGTCCCATCAGTCTTCTTCCCCTTGATCACCAGTGCGCCCGCCGTAGCGTCGAAGAAGAACCCGGCCTCCCCTGCTACGAGTGAAGCGTCGGTCGGCAGGGAAGAACAGAGCGCAAGCTTTCGCGCTCCTGTGTGGTCAACGAGGTTCAGCCGATACGCCTTCGTGGTCACCGTTGAGCCGCCAGTGCCAGAATCTATCGTCATCGGGCCCCCTGCCCCAGCGCGGCTCCATGTGGTCGGCGTGAGCGCCCCCTCCAGCACCTCGGCTAAGGTTCGAAATTCGATCGCAGATCCAGAAGCGCGAATAATTTTCATCGCGTTATAAAAGCGCGCTTCACCCGACATGCTTGTAACCCCTAGGGTGCGTCCGAGGGTCACTAGCGCGACAACGCCGGTCACCGTAGCGTTCGCGCTCATCGTCACCGAAGTCGCGCTTGCCCGTGCAATGATCGTTGTCGAGGCGGGGATGCCAGTACCGCTAATGGTGCGGCCTACGTCATCAGCCGTGAAGCCAGCACTCGGAGATGTTGCCGTGGCCGATCCCGCCGTGATGGTTACATCGGCATAAGTGGTCCTCTCCCCAACTTCCAGACCCGCCCCGGCAAGTAGCCCCTTCCGAAACTCCCAACGGTTCCCGCCTGACGCATCAAAAACCGGTGAGTTCGTTACCGGATTGAGCCGCATCCAAGCAGTATCGCCGGACTCATCGCCTCGTGCCATCTCGACGCGGGTGGTGCGCAGTGTTTCGTAGTAGGCGTTTCCCGCCGCGTCCACTGACGCTCCCGCTGTGCCCCGCATGACGGTCTGGCGAATCATTCCGTCGTAAAACGTGCCCATTGGTATGCCGAGAGATGCCACGTAGTCGATGACGTTTCCGAGCATTGTGATTTGGGTTGCGGTGAGCGCGCCGTGTACGAGGAATACACACAGCGACCGGGACGCCAATGCCTTATCGACAGAGGCTTTCACTGCCGACTCGGTAAATCCCTGTATGTCGATCGAAAGCACATCGAAGGGGTCCTGCCCCCGTTCCGCAACCCTCCCTTTTGTGCCGCGGTAAAACTCATGGGTGCGGCCCATGATCTGCCGAATCAGAGGCGTGGAATGCCCGTAAGGATACGCACCAGTCTTGACGGTGACGCCGGGAAAGCGAGTCTCAATATCATTGATCGCACCCGTAATCAGAGTGTCGAGCGCGTCGGGACCGTTTGCCGCAAGGTAGGCGGTGTAAGACTCATGCATTACACCGTGCGTTCCGATTTCGTGGCCTTGCGCAATGATCGCATTTACCTGCGCCGTGGTAATGAACGTGTCGCCGGGCCAGTCAGGCGAATCTCCCGCCCGGTCCACGTAGCCAGACGAAAGAAAGAGGGTGCCCTGCACGCCTTTTGCTGCAAGCATGTCGAAGTACGTGGCGGCGGTGCCGTAGCCGTCATCGAAGGTGAACGATACGAATGCACCCGGCTCGGTCCCGCCAACAGATCGGTGCTGATAGATCGACTTCCGAGGCGCGTCAATCGTGGTGGATAGTTCGCTCACCCCGAGCCGTGTCGGCAGGTTCGCGTCGGGAACCTTGGAGCTCCCATCGAGCGGCGCCACACCATTCGCGGCACCGATGACATTGTTGACAGACGCAGCCGACGCCGCCGCAGCACTCGCAGAAGCAGAAGCAGCCGCCGCGTTATCCATGGCATCCTGCATCCACGGCTGGATGACATACGGGACAGCATCAGCCACCGCCACAACGTCAACGAGATCCAACCACGTCACAGTGCCAACATCAGGGACCGTCACCGTGCGAGATGCAACGCCGCCGCCATTCGGGACCAGCCGCCCATCCGTCGTGTACGAATCCAGCTTGATTACGATACTCAACGGCGCATCCGCCGTCGCAGTAACCAAAACGAACGGGTCCGACTTGGAATCATCAGCCGTCAGAAAAACACCATTTACCACCCGCCCCATGCTGCGGGCCGTCGTGATGAAACCGTCAGCCGTCGAAAACGTCCGGGTCGCCTGAGCAAAAATGAAGCCGTTCGCCGGCTGCCCAGAAGCATCCAGAAACGGTAGGGGAGTGAGCAAGTTCGGCATAGAAGCCTCCAAGATTGGTGCGAGTGGGGTGAGGGATTACGCCGAAGCGCCTGGAGGTTGAGCTATTCGGCGACGTGCTTGCCGGTGCTGTACTTCGGGGTAGCAGCGACACCGAGCAGCCAGCCGAACGCCGGGTACTTCGCAGCGGCCCACGTCACGCCGGCGTAGTACAGGCCGGTGATCGTCAGGCTCAGACCAGCGACAAGGCCCGACTGTGTTTCAGCGTCAAGGCCAATGCCGATCGAAGCGAGCCAGCCGAACAGCAGGCCGACACCAGCCGGGACAACAGTGCGGATAAGGGCGATGATGAAAGCGTTCATGGTGTCTCCTTAGATGATGCCCTCAGGCATCGGTGGGGGCGGCGGGGGTGCGCCGTCGTAAATGTGATTGATGAGTTGCCGGTTGTAATTCCACAGAATCTGATTACGGCGCTCAACGAGATCCACGCGTTCCTCAAGATCCCGGATGCGCCCATATGACCCGGATCTGGCGCTAATGCGAGCCGTGAGCCATGCGCCCGATGCCGCAATGACAGCGATAACGACGGTTGGTACCCACTCAGGCATTGGTCATGTGGTCGTCGGTATGTCCGATAGCGTTCATAAATGCCTGCTTTCTGGTGTTCAGGAAGTTGGTCCAGCCCTCGGCGTCTGTTCAAGCAGTCGCCGAGGGTGCTTGGTCACTCAGTGCCAGCGACTTGACCAGTCGTGAGCGTGTCCCGCTCAGCGTCGGTCAGGATCGCGACACCGAACACGCCCAGCTCCGGGACAAAGTTCACGCCCGAGTCAAGACCGCGACCAGCAAGCGAGCTCTGCACGGCGGCAAGTTCAACCTCGTCATCGACAAGGCGCCGCGTGACGAGGTTCGACAGCCACACCTTCACGCTCGCCTCGGTTCGCACAAGCACAGGCAGGTTATTTGCGAGGGCTGCCTGCCCCAGTAGTGCGCGGTCAGCGTCAGTGAACATGTCGTCTTCTTCCTTCGGGGTCAAAACTTCAATGGGGGCCTTCGTGGATGCCGCTACGGTTGAGCTGCTGATGTACGGGTTCGGGTCGACAATGCCGCCGTTGATGCGCAACTCGAAGTGCAGGTGCACGCCGCTCGCATTGCCCGTGTTGCCCATCCACGCGATCTGCTGGCGGGCGGTCACCTGCTGACCAACACTCACCAGGGGAGTGCTGCCGGGAATGTGCGCGTACAGGGTGGAGTACCCGTTGCCGTGGTCGAGCAGGATGTAATTCCCGTACCCGCCATAACGGTTGTTCGTCGGCGCGTACCGACCCCACCTCACGAACGCGACACGACCAGCAGCAGCCGCGTACACCTGACTGCCGGAACCCCACCCGTAATCGTTGCCGTTGTGCCGGATCGTAGACACGCCAGGAACCGCCACGTCACCGTAACGCCGCCCCGGTTCCTTATTCGCCGGACGAATTAGGGTAATCATCAGGCGTCAGCGATCCACGAGAAGTTCACGTTAATCACTGCGCCCGCCGCAGTGAAACCAACGCCCGCGGAATTGATGACGAACACCGCGACGCCAGAACCAGACGAGCCAGTAACAGCCGCAAGCCGCATCTCGGTATTCGGACGAAAACCGGCAGGGATCGTGAACGATGTCGCGTTAGGCTGCGTCAGTCGCCCATGAACGAACGTCACGCCATTCTTGCGCCGATACTGCGGAGTGAGGCCATCCACGACGGTCGCCGAATCCTGAAGCGTGAGGTTCACCCACGTCCCGTTCTCGTATGTGACAACCCACCCGCCCGACGTGTACTTGTAATCGTTGCCGTCCGTGGTATCGCCCCATGCGAGGCCGACCCACAGGTCTTTACCTGCCGCCGCGTTACGCTCCGCAGTAGTGCCAACACGACGGTTGCCGACCTTCCCCGCATACGCCGCGGCCTGCTTCGGGTTCAGCGCGACATCGGGTGCATCCCCATCGGCAAACTCGGGCTCGTTCTTTGGTCCCCATGACGTAGCGGTCATCGTTGCTCCTTAAAGCGAAAAAGCCCCACCGAAGCGAGGCCGTAAATGGTTGAGTGTTAGCGAGTGCCAGAGAACCGGAGAGCGCCTGAGAGGGCATCTGAGCCGGTGCCGCGCCAGATGGTATAGCCGGAAGGGGTAACGCCGATGCCGCCGCCAGCCTGCAACACAGCCGCCCACGACAGGGGAATTTCAACCCACCCGCTGCGAGGCTCGAGTGCGATCTGACCAGACACGGTTACGTTCCCGCCAGGCTTTGACCCCGACGTGTGCGTGCCAACTTGCGGCGCGTAACCGGAAGCGCGCCGAGGGTTCAGGAATATCTCGATCTTCTTGATCGTCGCGCCACGGAGGCCATCAGCAACCCGGGCGCCATAGAACCACGCGCCCGTGTTGTTGTCGCCGTTGTAGACATCGTTCGTCCACCACCGCGAAATGTAGCTGCCCGAAGTCTCAGCCATGATGCGCAAGTTCGAGAATGGCGCCGACCCGGCAGGAGGATTCTCAATTGGGGCAGCGACAACCGCAAGCCCCTTGACCTTCCCCTGAATCAACCCGCTAAACCAGTTGATTTCAACGTCATCGCCAATCGTCGGCGTGTATGTGTCGCGCATCCCCAGCGTGTACTCGATGCCACCCGCGAGCACCGTGGCTTTCGGGGTGCCGCTCGACGTCATAACGCCCAGCGCCGGTAGCTGCTTGGACGGCCCCGTAACGATCAGGCTGCCGTTGCGCCGTTCAAGCTGAACGCTCATGCCCGCAATCGGAGAATAGAAACCCGAGACAGGAATGGAGACGATCGACTTGCCCACGTTCACCACTGCAAGCGGCCCGTCCATGCGCACGAACACGCCCAGCTTCGACGCCACATCGGGGATCGTCTTCAGCTGCTTGAGTATTAGCTCATCGGCGGTACTCATAGCGTCCTCGAGCTTGCCAATGTCACATTCATCAGCGGGGAATCGCTCATCGAATACCGCACGAGTTGCCCCTTCAGCGGTCGAACATGCCCGAGGACATCCGCCACGTCACCCAGTTCAAGCAGCGGGTTTACGACGCATTGAATGTCCACGTTGAACTCCTGCTGCCCCGTAGACTGGGAGAGGATCGCAGCGACCGCACTGTCTGCGGCTGCCTGCGTCTTCACGAAATCGTCGCCGCAGTAGAGGGTATTCTCGCCACCCGCACCGCTCGTCGCCATCGGGCCAATCGTGACCTCAGCGACGGCATAGATCGGGTTACGGTCTGCATCCTCGAAATTTCCGACGACACAGTTGTAAACCGTGTCAGTCTCGATCGCATAGGGGACATCCATTACCGTGCCCTGCTCGCCAACGACAAGCTCGGCATTCGACTCGCCCGCCACACTCGGGACGACGACGATGGCGCCTGACGGGTCCACAACCGCGACCCCACCCAGCAACCCCGCCAATGCTTGCACGGCCTTCAGTCGCCCGCCCTGGGTCGCCTCGTAGACAATGGCGGTCGGGATAGCCTTGTCAGCGACCGTTTCGAGGACCGGCATGTTCGTAATGCGCCGAAGCTCCGTGTAAACCGAAGTCAATGACGGCGGCTGCTGCTCCGAACGAAACCCGCGCCGCTTCAGATTCACGTCCAGCGACTCGAAGATGACCTCAACCTGAGACGAAATCACCGTCGAGACACCGTTCACATCGCCGTAGAAATCGCGGGCGCTCGGGATGCTCGTGATGCGGAACCAACCGAGCGTGATCGTCTCCGAAAAGTCACCCGCACTGATCTCCATCAGCAGCAACAGCGACGCACGAAACGGCGACAGGATACCCTCGGAACCAATCGGCACCAGGGATTCGCCAGCCTCGGACAAGTGCGTGACCGTACCGCGCCCGCCATGCTTGACCTCCGCGTTTAGGTCGCCGTCAAGCGTCCACGAGGTCAAGTCGAGATTCTGCATTACACGATCGGTGCCGTGGAAGACATCAGCAATCAGGCGGCGCGAGAAGCTGCCCTTCAGGACATCCGCTAGTTCGTCAGTGTGCGCCCTCATTAGCTAGCCCCAATCAGATCGTAACGACGGTTTACGTCGAGGTTGGTGGCGTTGGTGTTGACCGCCGCGTTCGTTAGGTAGAAGGCGTTGATGTCGGCGTTGGTCAGTAGCGGGATGAAGATGCCAGGTGCGGGCGGGTCGACCTCATCACCTGTCATGCGCCACACGATGCTCGAGCCGCCACGGTTCAGGTCCACGCCTTCTTCGCGCGGATCAGGGACCGCAGCAAAGAACGGCTGAGGTATGCGCATCTTCATGCCCGCGCCAGTACGCAGGCACAGCACGGGGACGGTCGTGGATTCGTAATCGCCGACCATGACGGATAGCTTGTCCGCCACCTCGTCGGAGTCCGTGAAGCAGTCCATATTCAGGCCAGTCACGCCACCACGGGCGCCCCCGATGAACATGCCAACATGACGGCCCATAGGCTGCACGCGCTCACCCGACACGGGCCGAGAGATCGACTGTGCCGCGCCTTGGATCAGCACGACACTCACGGCGTTATGCGGGTCGAGCGGATTATGAATCCACGTTTCCCAACAGTTGAGCATGGATGTCGTCTTGTCCGTTTCGCCAAGAGACAGCCCGCCAGCGTCGAATTGCTCGGCCCAATAGCTAACCGGCACGCCGAACGGGATCTCAAAGTCGATCCTCGTCAGCGCGCCGGCGACCTGAGCGTTCACGGCGCCGCGCACCTGATACTTCCGCAGCCCCGTCGAGCGGTACACGGTGACCTTCACCGTGCCCGCCGCGAAGCTCTCGAACAGAACCTCCGCACGAGGGCACGGATTCGCACCCAAGTACGTGGTTATTACGGGGGCAAAAGCCATCAGAATCCTCTATCTAGTTGCGTCGAATTTGAGAGTCACGAGCATTCGCGGCCGTCTTCACGACCGACCCCGCAACCTGCCCGACCTTCGCCAGTAGGTACTCGCCCGTGAACGGGTTTTGCACGTACGTGTCGCCACCACCGCCGCCGAGCGACTTGAGGAACGCCGGCGTCAACGGCACGACGGCCTCGTCATAGCGCCCCTCGCCAACGTTCGCGATGATGCCGCCCGGGCGCTTCGACACGATGCCACCGGCTGCGAGCTTCGGAATGGTTGGCAGGCTCAGCCCGAAGGTTTGCCCACCGACGACCGGCACCCAGTCAGGAATCGCCACGGACAGCCCATTGAGCGCCCGAATGGCGCCGTTGACGATGCCGATGATCCCGTTGATCGGACCCTTCACCGCGTTCAGTACGCCGGAGAATGCGTTGGTCACGAATCCGGAGATGCCGCTGAATGCCGACTTGAAGAATCCGCCGAACGACTGGACCGCCGAAACGATGCCGTCCCAGATCCCGGAGAAGAAGGAGCTGATGCCGCCCCACATTGAGGACCAGGCGGAACTGATCCCCCTCACGACGGACCCAATGACAGCCCCGACCGCGCCGATGGCTTTCCCCACGAACGACACAATGTTGTCCCACATATTTTTTAGGAAATCCACGATCGGCTGCCAGTTCGCGATGATGATGCCGAGCGGGTGAAACTTGAAGAACAGGCCAAGAATGAAGTCGATGGCGGCGCCAAGGAAAGCGATAATGCCATCCCAGACACTTGTGAAGAACGCAACGATGTTGTTCCATGTGTCGATGAAGAACTTCGACACCGCCGCCCACACGTCCTGAAAGAACGTGGTCTGAGTCGCGACCCAGATAATCGCGGCGACCAAAGCGATGATGGCCACGACAACTAATCCGATCGGGTTCAGCAACATGGCCGCATTCCATGCGAGCTGCGCCGCTGCCGCGATCTGTGTCGGAAGTGCGATTAGGGCCATGACGCCGCGGTACACGAGGATGCCAGCAGCGAGGCCGAGAATCACCCCGCCGATCGTCTTGAGCAGCCCGATATTCTCGCTAACCCACGCGAACGCCTTGCCGCCGAAGTCGCCGATGCCCTTGAGCACGTCAACAACCTTTGGCCCGACGTCGGCAGCCCACACGCTGAACGCGGCGCCAGCATCCTTGGCCTTTTCCTCGAGCGGCCCGAGGAAGTCCGTGATGCCGCCGAGTCCGTCTTTCATCTGCGGGAAGATTCCCGAGAGCAGGTTTGCGCCGACGCGACCGAGGGCCGCGCCCATGTTGTCCATCGTGCCCGAGAAGGTGTTACCGGACTCGAGGGCAGCGCCACCCATGCCGGATTCCATCGCGTTCTGGAACGTGGCGAAGTCAATCTCACCACGGGAGGCCATTGCGCTTGCCTCTTCAGCGGTGACGCCGAGCTCCTTGGACAGGAGCGCCAGAGCAGGCACGCCCGCATCGGAGAGCTGCGCGATAACGTCGCCCTGCACCTTGCCCGATGCCGCGACCTTGCCGAAGATTGAGCCCATCGAGCCCATGTCCACGCCAGCGATGGTCGCGGCATCCGCAACGTTCTTGAGGGTGCGCTCGAGATCCGCGCCCGGCTTGATGCCCGAGGCGACCATCTGCGCAGCCGTACCCGCGGCCGCATCCATGCCGAACGCCGTGCCCTTGACAGACGCCAACGAGTTGTTCATGATGCCCTCGACCGTTTCGGCAGAGTGCCCCAGGCCCGACAGTTTCGCGTTCGCCTGATCGAGCCCATCGAGGCGAGAGAACCCCTTTACCAGGGCCGTGCCGATGCCGCCGACCGCGACAGCACCGACAGCGACCGCGCCAATCTTGAGCGACTTGCCGATGCCGGCGAGCATCCCGTCGCCGATCTGCCCGCCCTGTTTAGCCATTGCCGGGGCGATCTGCTTATTCGTCTCAGCGGCGAACCCGCGCGTCGAGGGAACCAGGCTGATATACGCGGTGGCGAGTTCTACGCTCATGGGCGGCTCCTTAAATGAGAGAAGCCACCCGTAGGTGGCCGTGATGTGCGCTCGTTACCAGCCGAGCCATTCCTTCATGCGGTCGAGCTTGAGCGGCTTTTTGCCGAACCGCTCAGGTCGACGCCCCGGCCGTTCAATCGGCTTGGGCCGGTTGCGGTTCTTCGAGCCGTCTTTCGTCTTCGCCCACAAGAGCAGGCGTTGCGTGTCTGCGACTTCGGCGAGCAGGTGCTCATTCAGCGCCCATGACGCGTCCTCGGGGTGCTGCTCAGCGGCGAGTGCTGACTTGTGCTGCGGCATCCGCGTCACGATTACCTTGAGGTCACGCCACGTTAGGCGTTCGCACGGGAGTTCACGCAGTCGCAGCCCAAGGGTGATGAGGTCGTATTCGACGGCCTCCGGAAACTCGTCTAGGAGTCGTCGGAGGCTTTGGATTCCCCCAGCGTCACCCCTGCATTCTCCTGCCAAGCCTCGATGAGGCCCTTGATCGCCTTTACCGGCAACACTGCGAGAGCCGCAGCAAGACCCTCATCGGACCCCGCGAGAGCGAGGCGCAGCGCCTTTACTACGTGCTTCTCTTCGATCTCACCGAGGGACTCGACAAAGCTCACGGGGAGCAGGTCGAACCGCGTAGCCTTGTACGTCTTCGTGCCCAGCTTGAAGCTGAACTTGTCCTGATCGATAGACTTCTTGTAGTCGGGAACTTCGTAAACCATGGGCGCTGACCTTTCGTGATCGCTGGCCAAAAAGGGGTGAACCGGGCGCAGGTGGCCAGCGCAGGAACCTGCGCCCGGAGATTGTGGGACTAGACGAAGACGCCGTTGTCCAGGAACTTGGTCGCCTTGACGCCGTTGGCATCCGCGAAGCACTCGACGGTGACGGTGTACGCGATGACCTCGGAGTCGGAGTAGGTGATCTCGCCAACTTCGGTGATCTGACCGTCAGCGACGACAATGCGAATGCGGGCGTCGCCATCCTTGATCTCAAAGACGTACGCCTTGTGCGGCAGAGTGTCGCTCGTAACGAGCACCTTGTGGATCGTGCCCGACGAAATGGTCGCCGCGGTCGTGGTGACGTTCGAGTCGCCATAGATCGACTTGAGCACGTCAGCGTTCAGCGTCTCAATGAAAGAGAAGCTGTACGTCAACGAGTGCTCAGTCTGAACGATCTTGACGGTATCGCCGCCCCACGCCTTGATCTTCTCGGTGGAACGTTCGCCACCCTCGGTGACACCATCCTCGCCGATGTAGCCGGCACCGATGTATGCGGCGTCCGGGGCGGTCGAAACATCGACGGGGCCAGCGGTGCCGGCTGGAGCGATGAGGATTCCGCCAGTCGCGAGCGGCTTGCCCGAAACGACGTTTGTAGAGGTGTTGCTCATTATGTGTGCCTTTCAGGCGATTTGCGCTGACCTTGCAAGGGGATCGTGCCTAGATCGTTGCGCCTCGAAGATCGAGTTGCACCACGAACTGATACCGCGGGTTATTGGTAGAAGGATCAGGGAGAAAAGCAACGCCGCCACCATCGACAGCGCGCGTCACCTCGTCGGACAGTCGGGCAGCCGCGAGCATGAGCGCCCGAGTCACCTTGGCGAGGTCGGAAGCCGTCACCGTGTCGGCGGCGAAACATTCGAGCAGCAGCCGCGGCGAATCCGTCACCAGATCGCGTTGCCCGCCACCAGCACGAGACACCCTCACATGGCCGTTCGGGATGCTTGCGGGAACTTTCGTACTCGCGCCCGCCGACATGCTGCGCGCCGAGAACTGCGCCCGCAAGAACAGGACAGCGAACGCCTCAGCGTCCGGGAACGCGATAACTTCCGTCATGCTCACCGCCCAGCGTCGAGGTTGTTAATCAGAGTGTTATTCGCCGCGTTGTCGCGGATCGCAGCATCACTGCCTGTTCCAACCGTTACCCGCCAACGCCCGAAAGGCCATGAACGTCCCTGGCTCGAATTGACCGTGTAGCCGTCACCGGAAGCCGCGGCCACCGCGTTCCCCTTCTGCTCGAGAAGGGCAACGAGTTTCGGGGTCGATCGCAGATCCTTGAATCCGCGCATTTTCCACTTGACATCCATCTTTGCCATTAGCCCGCCACCCTCCTAAGCGTTGCAACGTTGCCCTCACGGCGCCCATTGGGATGCCGCCATTCGCGCGTGACACCCTCGACCTCATAACGGACAGAACGAGCCGTCACGCGGTCGTCAGGCGCGAATAAGACGCCCGTAGGCATGTACACGGTCGGCTCGACAATCACCCGATCACGGCCAGCCTCGCGCGGCTCAGACGTAGAACCAGGATCGAACGCGAACACACCAACCTGAACGGCAGGCAGCCACGCGCGAACCGGGTTTCCGTGAGCATCCTCGGCACCCGCGATGAACGCCTCATGTGAGACGAACTCTGAAATGCGGCGGCTCACGGCGCCACGTAGAACGGCGAGGTCGTCGGGATCGTGCTGATACTGAACGCACGACCGCCGCCCGTGCTGCCAGACAGCCGCGCCAACTCGTCATCCTGCAACACCAGCTCGCCCGGCTCATTGCCGCCATACGTGCGCGACTCAGTGAACGGCCCGGTTGTCGTATTCGACTGGCGAATGCCTTCGGGATTGCGGAACTTGCGGATAACCATAGCCGCGGTCACGTCAACGACGTTCTCGAGCAGGTCAACCTCGGCAGCAGTGATGCGCGCCTGGATGCCAGGGATCTTGAACCGGATCAGACGCTCAGCCTTGCCAATCCACGTATCAATCAGGATCGTGTCGGTTGGCTCGTCGTCGCCAATCCACGCGTCGATCACATTGTTAGCGATGGTCCAAGCCATGCGGCACCTCCGGGTGAACGCGGCAGGGCGGGTCCGAAGACCCGCCCTGCCGCAGTTGCTTACTTGTCGGTTACCGTCTGAACGCCGGTGTCGATGTTGCGATCCACGACCACAACGGTTCCGTCGGGGCGAGTCGCCTCGAACTTCTCGTGGCGCTCGGTAGGATCTTCGGGCTCGGGCTCGGGCTCGGGCTCGGGCTCTTCGGCCTCGGGCTCGACTTCCACCACTTCGGGCTCGATGGGTTCCGCTGCCACGACCTCCACCTCTTCGGGCGTCGGGTCTGGCTTCGTATTGGGAATGGCTCTAGCCATTGTGTTTCCTTCCGGGCATGAAAAAAGCCCCGACGATGCGGGGCTTCTCTCGACTGGGTGTTAGGGATATTGGGCCGGGTCGGTGCCGTACAGCGCGTGTATCTCGTTCGCGTACTCGATCAGATCGCGTGCGCGCTTGCCCGCTGGCTGGCACTTGTTCCAGAGTTCAAGGTTCTGTATCCGGTTATCGTCTCGGACGCCGTTGCGATGGTGAACGTTTTCGCTTGGAGTCAGCGGGCGTCCGATGGCTTCCGACATGACCACGGTGTGCTCGCTCACGTTTCCATCACTCCGCGCGTTGGGGTGCTCGGGGCGATAGAGACGAACGTATCCGCCTTTTTCCTTCTTCTTCAGCCCCTTGCGACGCGTTTCTGGCGTGGACTCGAAAAGGGGATCTCCACGCCTGCGCCACTTCGCGTAGTGAGACGAGCAGTACCCGCGCGAAACCACGTCTCCGCCGCACCCCTCAATCGAGCAGCTATCGCGCTCCACGGGTGCAGCCTCCCACGCGGGGTCCCCGTGACGCTGCCACCTGCTCCAGTGAAGCTGGCACCATTCGCGCGCGTACCGGTGAGAGTCGCACCCCGGGAACTTGCACGGCGCCCCCTGGCGTTCCATGTCTCGAAAGACACCGCCCGCCAGAGGGTCGCCGTACTTCATTACGCGCTGGTAGTGCGGGCTGCAATAGCCGCGCCGGTGGACCTTACGCGGGCAATGCTGAACGATACATGCTTCCATGTATCGAGTTTAGCATTATGCCAAGACACCAGTCAAGCGTGCTCCAGCTTTTCCCCCGAATACTGCAAGACCAGTATAGAACTCAATGCGAGTCCGGTAGGCGGGCTTGGTTTCCAGCTCGCCGAGGTCGTAGACCTGCACGCCACCGTTGGTCAGGCCGGTGACGGCCTGGTCACCCTCGGACTGTCCGAACTTCACCGCGTAGATGGACGACGCGATCGTGCTCGTGCCCTGCGTTTCCGTCTGCGGGAGCACGTTCACGCCGGCAGCAGTCGAGCCGGCGTCGAGGATCGGGATGCCGTTCCAAACAACCTGACGCTTGCCGTTGATGTCCTTCTCAACGAACACGTCGGCGTTGATGTGACGCGCGGCAGACTTGATCTTGCCGATGATGCTGGCGTTGGCGTACAGGGCGCCGTTTCCACCGTCAAGGCCGGACACGGATGCCACGAGCGCGTCGAGCTTGTCGAAGAACGCGTGAATCGAGGTCGTGTCGGTCAGGATCGCAGCACCGTTAGTGCCGGACGAAATGACCTGATCGCCGATGAGGCGCTTCTTCAGCCCGTCGAACGAAAGCGCATCCACGCCGGTGTCGCCGTTGAAGAACGAGTCCTGGAACTGGTAAGACAGCGCCTTGACCTTCAGCGCGGTCTGAACGGCACGCTGGTCGTTCACGTCGCCGCGGGTCTGCACGATGAACTTGTCAACGTCGGCGTCTCCACCGGTGATGACCAGAGACTCGGACTTCTGGTTGACGGTTCCTGTCGACTCGGTGTAGCTGCCGTTGACCGCACGGAACGCGACACCGGGAAGGGTGGCTTCCTCGTTGTACGAGTAGGCGTTGCCCTGAATGGTCATGAAGGGGATGCGGTCCAGCACAGAGCTGGCCTGCACGAACGTTTCCAGAACGCCCTTCTGGAGGTAGGACTGAGAGAGCTTTGCGGCCTCTGCGAGAGTGGTAGCCATGGGCTATTCCTTTTCTTGTGCGTAGCCAGCACGGAGGGACCCCATGCCGGGAGAGATGTTGTCCTGCTTGCCGAGCGCCGGGACGCCGCCTTCGTCAGCGACGTAGAACGTTTTCTTGTCCGTCTTGGCCTCGGGTTCGGGCGTGATGCCCTTGAATGCGATGAGCGCGTCAGCGGATGCCTCGAGTTCTTCCTGCGTGCTGCCCGAAAGCAACGCGGCAGGGACACCCTTAGCGGCTGCGACCTCGGCCCGAGCGGCCTTGGCTTCCAGTTCCACAGCGCGCTTCTCAGCGGCTGCGAGACGTTCAGCGACCTTCTCGGATTCGGTCTGGTTGGCCGCTTCGATCTCGGCGAGCTTGGCGGCGCTAGCCTTCAAGTCGTCGTAGTCTGCGAAACGTCCACGCTCCCGAGCAATGCGGGCCTGAATGCGGGTGTCGAAGTCTTCCTGCGACGTAATCGCCGCGAACTCCTTTGCCTGCTCCTGGACCTGCTCGTTTTGTTCTCCCGCGACAGCGGTACTTGTCTGCTCCGACATATCGGAACCCCTTTCAATCCGTTTAGGGGCCGTCGCCCATGACCCTCGAGACAGTCGAGGTCACTGATCCGCGAGAGAACGCGGAAATCTATTTAGTGCCGTGCACCTGTCGCCAGTTAGCGAGGGTTTCCTTCGCGCTGATCGCGCCGCCCTCGTTGATCTCGAACGCGTCGTCATAAAGCGCCTTGAATGGTGCCGCGGCCTCCGTCGCGAACGTGTCACCGCGAAACACCGGGGCAACAACGCAATGGCAACTGTCGTGATAGTCATTGGAGCCAATGGCGCGAGAGCCGCGACCCCTGAGCCCCTTGCCCTGCCCGCCGGCCTTGCCCTTGGTGGAGGCGGCAGAAACACCGCGGCCCACAACGCCACCAGCAGAGGCCTCCGAGGCGTACTCGGCCCCGCGAGAGGCGAGCATTCCGCAGAACGCACAGGCGTCAGGTCGGGCAATGCGAGCGAACCCGACACGCACCCGATCGCGCGACGCATTATCGGCAATCGTCGCCCGGCCAGCACCAGACACCATCCGCTGCACGCCGCCACCGATGAGAGACAGCACCGTCGAACTCGACTGCCCAAACAAAGGCTTCACGCCATACCGCACCAGCGAATTGATGCGCGCCTGGTTCAACTCACCCGAGGCGGTCGCATAGTACGTGCCACCGACAGACGACGAGCGCAAATCCTCATACCACGTTGCCGCGAGCTCGCCGGATGCCGTGATATACGGGCCGACGATCTCGGGCAGCAGTTGAATGAGCGAATTGCGCACCGTGACCGGGTTGGCGTCGCCAAGGAACGACAGGACGTCGTTGACCTCGCGCAACGCAAGCGCCGTCAGGTCGCTAGACCCGCGCCGGTACGCTTCAATGTCGGCCATCGTCGTCATTACTCACCGCCACGTTGGCCGGCGACCGCTGCGACCTCAGGAGTGGCAACCGCAGCGTCAGCATTAGCCCGTAGTGAAGACACCAGCGATCCAACCTGAGCCCGTCGACGCTCAGCCTGCAAGCGCACAATCTGCCCACGGTCAAGGCCTGCATACTCCATGCCGACCTCAGACGCGCCGAACCCCTCGATGCTCAGAGCGAGTTTCGAGAACGCATCAGCACGAGCAGTCGGTGACACAAGGTGAGCCTTCGTGAACTGCGCCTGCAAGCTGCGCATCTCCACCGGAACAGACGTGAGCCCATCGCGGAGCATGACGCCCATCTGCATGGCACGCTCGGCGCCCTGACCCCAAATCCCGTTAGCCGTGTTCGTCGCCATCGTCAGCGAAATCTTGCCCGCGAAGATAGCGTCTGCACTGGTCGGATTCGAGTTGTCGGCGAACTTCACCTCGAGGTCCTGGTCATCCGAGAACAGGTTCGCCCACATGCGGAGTTGGTCGGTGTGCGGCTGCGGAGACGCACCAGTGAAGCGGTGCAGATCCGGCTTGTCTTCGCCATCCTCGACGTCGAGCGCCTTGATGCGGCCCATGAGAGCCGTCCAGCGATCGTCACCGACGAAATCCTCGACCTTCGCGCCGAACAGGTAGTATTCCGGCGCAGAGTAGAACTCAGCCGACACCTCAGAGCGCACGATCGTACGGATGGCAGAGTCCACATAGCCCATAGACGCCCGCGTGATCCGCGAGTGGCCCAGAGGTCGGGACAGCTCGTAATTGTTCGGCAGCGGGGCTACAGACACCACGCCGAGCGGGTTGCGCTGAACGTCAGCCTTCCAGCCACGACGCCACGCACCGCCCTGCCGCGTGAGAGTGACCACCTTGTCCGGCGTGTACATCACCATGCGGCTAATGTCGCCCGCGTTCGTGAAGTCAACGATCGACAGGAAGCCTCGAAGCGCACGACGTCGCGGGTCCCAGATCGCGGCCGAATTCTCAGCCGACCGGGCCAGCAGCATGACCTCAGGCTCACCCGACTGCACGTCACCCGAGCTAACCGTCAGGAACGAGCAACCATGAACCGCCGACGACACCTTCGCCGCGGGGAACTCCATCAGGAAGTTGTTATCCCACGCGATCGAATCAACGCCGAACGCATCCTCTTCACCGTTAGCCGAAACGAACCCGGTGAACTGCGAAAGATCCGTCATGGCGTGGACGCCCTTAGCCGTCCACCCCAGCGCCGCGTCAATCGACCGCATCTGAGGGGGCAGCGAAATGCCGAAGTCCTTCAGTGCCGCCTTGCCGTCGTAATAGATGCTGCGCGTCAGATTCCGCGGGCGCTTCTGACGCCACACCCGAATCAACGCCTCCAACAGCTCAGAATCGGAATGATCGAGCACCAAATCAATGCCTGAAGTCACAAGATCCTCCCTCTCCGTTTGCCGTCCGACCGTGATTGGCCCGACTTCTTTTCCAATGAACCCGCCGCGACCGTCAAGGCCACAAGCGGGGTGATGTCTACGTCCGACGATGCGCGCGACCAGTACCAGGAGGCGTTGTCTCGGGTGAACTTCTGCCGCACGCCGTCGATGGGTGCATTGAGAAGGTCATCGTCAAGGTGTCGAAGCTTGCCCTGAGTGATCCAGTCGTAAATGACGCCGCACGCCTTCACATAATCGGCAAACTTGATGAGCTTCACGCGGGCTCCATCACGCTTCCACGACGGCACCAGGGAGTCGACATGACCGCCAGCGATCGCCACAGTGGCGATCGGGTTGTAGAGCTTCTGAAGCTCAGCCAGCCGCGTGCCAAGCCATGACGTACCGACCCGGTTTTCTACAATCTCCGCGTGAATAAGATCGTCAGCGCGGAACGATAGAAGGGCGATTGATGCCGACTCGCGATTGCCCGCGATCTCCACCCCGAACACGATCTGCTCGCTCGGCTGGGAGCCCGTCCCGGGGATCGGATTATCAGATTCATCTAGGTCTAATGGATCAGCGAGGGCCGACCAGACGCCGGCAGAGAATACCGACTCACCGCCCAGCTTCGCCCAAATACCCAGGCGCTCGCGCTTGAACTCTTCGGTCGCCTCAGCCTCGATAAACGCTTCGTATTCATCGCGCACGTATTGCTCGCTGATGCGAATACCCAGACCGGGATTGGCCTGATACCAAGACTCGACATCATCAATCGGCGCGTCATCCTCAGCCGACCACTCGAAATAGGCGAGCCGGTCGGAAGTCTTCTTGATGCCCTCCTGACGCATGGCCTCGAGCAGATCCGACTCAGGCATACCAGCCGAAGACGTAAACCAAATCTGCGGGTTGCCATCCATCGACTTAGCCGCCATCGTCGGCAACATCGCCGCCATCTCCGCCGTCTTCAGCGCATACGCCTCATCCATAACGATCAGGTCGCCAGTGAAGCCACGACCCGAACCCTTCGACCGGGCCGCATAGGAAATCTTCGCGCCCGACTTGAGCGTGATGCTCGGATCGTTGCCGACCTTCATGCCGGAAAACTCTTTGTCAAGGTCGCCCTCGAAGCCCTGCACCTGCTCCATGAGATCCGGGCAGGTTTTCATGCGATTCATGAGCGACTGCATCGACTCACGCGCCGTCTTCGTCTCGTGCGCGGTGTGAATGATCCGCTTCTCACCGAACAGGAACAAGCCGGCGAGTTCGCGCGCCTCGAGCAGCGCATTTTTTCCGTTCTGTCTCGGGACAACTAGGCCGCAACGGAACGCTGACCATTTACCGTTGCGCTTCTCACCGAGAGAACCGCGCAGAACGTACTCCTGCCACGGATCGAGGAACAAGCCAGCAACCGCGGCAAGGTCAATCGCGTCATCGGCGGCAGTAGTCGCATAAAGGGGGAACGACTCAATGCGAGGAAGCTGCGATCCTTTCCTCACGACGCTTTCGGAGTTGGTCAAAGACGCTCTCCTCAGGCTCGTTCGATTTAGACAGCACGACAATCCGCCGCACGAGTTCTTCACGCCGCTTCGACAACGCCGCGATCGCATTGGCCGGCGCTTCGGACATCGCAGCCTTCACTGCGCGCAAGTTCTCCCGCGCCTCATCGAGTTCATCGAGGACATCGGGGGCAGGCTCAGCGGCAAGGGCCAGGGCAACACGCGAAACAGACTCAGCGCGCCCGGAGTCCCGACGCTCGGACGCCTGCAAGCGTGCAGCCTCAGCGCACGCATCACACGGGTCTTCCTTCTTCCTCTTGTGCCTCTGATAGGCGGCAAAGGTCCCGCAAGGCTGTATCTCGCGCGCCATGGGATCACCTCTGATAGATAGAAAGCCTCACTGATAGACCGACCGAAGACCGTGTGTACAAATTGCGCCT